TTTATAATCCGCAAATCGAAATGTTCGCGTATTTCAAAACGAAACGTTAAATCCGCAAAACGAAACGTATAATTTTAAAGCGACCTTTGTCCTGTTCAACTCTGTATTTCCCTACCTTTCCAATATTCTAAAATATTCAACCGGCTTCGCCGGTATTTAAATACCCTTTAAATGGGATTCGGAAACCATCCGAATCCCATTCTTTCGTTTTAGTCACTTCGCTCCTCGCGTTATCGCTTTACGCTTATGCTACCTCGCGTATTGCCTTATACGCTGCCACGCTTTGCGCCCGGACGATTCTTCCGCGGAAGGCCAGACGCGAGCCGACATCGCATCGTATCGAAGCATCGTATCGCATCGCATCGACACACCGCCATCGCGCTCGCATAGTGCACCCGCGATAGACCACACGGACTATAGCGGTGCTTATCCAATATATATTAGCATAGTAGGTGGAAGAAGAACCGTTCAGATTGCCCACTGGAACCAAGTCCATATATTTGCCATGAGCCACACCTGAAATCCACTGTCCGCTGTCCTTTTTCCCCTGCACCCAACGCACCGTCCCGTCCGGCATCCAAATACGCCATTTACCCACATTACCGCTATCGTTCGGCAGATCCACACCGTCCATCATGTCATACTTGTTACCGTAGATATCTTCATAACCCAGGCAGCAGATATTGTTTACCTGTGTCACAGTAGTCTGTCCGTATTCATCTCGGCTCTTATACCAGGCATATTCATGAACCAAATCTCCTACCAATGAATTCGTAATCTTATTATTAATGGCATACGCTTCTTCATAGCCAATGGTATCTGTCATCCCATGTTCGACCGTCCCGCCTGTTATTCTGTTGTTGGTATTCTGCCCGGCACCACACTGTTCCTGCATGTCCCTGCGTCCGTACCGTGCGTAGCTCAGATTCGCAATACGGCTATGCATCAATGCATCTATCTGCTGCATACCTCGTTGCTGGCTGTAATAATGAAAGTCCGTCCAAGTCATGCTTGCTGCGGTTGAGGTACCCGTTATACAAGCACGCAACTTGTTACCGACCACCGAACTACCCACTACTGCACACAAATGTTCCTCATTAGCCACCCAATCCGGTTCCATGTCCTCTATCTTGTCACTGTTACTCAGTACGACGCAGTCAAACTCTGCCGTGTTCAGAATAGTAAAATGCAAAGCCGTCGCACGCAACGGCACATCTGCTATCAGATACATACCTGCCTCAAATCTCAGGCCGATGGTCGGCACTACTATACTTTTCAAGATATTTCCACCTTCATCCACAAATACACTACCGATAAATCCCGAACCCGGAACGCTTGGGAAACGAACACGTTTATAACCTGCCACATCCACCTTGCATACCGAATAAGACTTGTCTATCGTATAGCATTCCTTCAATGTAGGCTTGCCGCTCACAATCTTATGATTTCCCATCCAGCCTCCCGGCATGTTCTTAATGACATCCAATGTCAACACGGTAGCTGCCGGCACCGGAGGCATTTCATCCTTCGAATAACTGCTGTAGCAAGCGTATTTTTTATTGTTCAGATAGTCATTGATACCTTTACTCCAATAGAACGGCTCATACATCATCCAATCACCCTCACTCCCATCCAGCTTCGCCACCGTACAATCGTTTATTCCCTGTGCATCGGCATAGAAATTCGAACTGTCATCATGCAAGGGGAAATAAGTCATTTCCCCGTCCGGATTGTTCACTTCCACCTGTTGTCCGGCTATCTCCACCCTCCTGCTCGTAGGCATCTTGGTCACTTTAGCCAATACACGATGTCGCTTGGATAAGATGGCTCTCACATGACCGCTCATTTTATACGCATTTCCAAACTTGTACCCGGTTTGATTATCCAGATTGGATATGTTCGCATCATCAACCACATTGTCATCATACTCAATCATCGTATAAGGCGGCTGCTTGATAGTCAGTTCTGGATAGCGTTCACGGTATTTGGCCAGTTCCTCGTCAGGCAGATACTTGGTCAGCGTCAACTTGCCACGAAGTCCCGAGTGACGGTCATCAGCCGCTCCCGTCTGTGTGTACGTTCCATAGTTGAAATACTTCTTCAGCAACGTGCCGTCATCTTCCCGGTCTATTTCCAATACAAAGCGTTCCAGCTTGCCGCTACCGTTAAGCTTGGCTTGATGCAGACGCTCAAGTAGGGCTAGCCCGTCTATGCCGGGAGTGTTCGTATAACGGTAGCCCCGCACATTGAGGATGCCTTCTAATATCAACCCGCTATCCTGCAACTTGGTCAGATACTCCAAAAACAGTTCCTCGATGGTTTCCGGCAGACATAACTGTACAACGGGCGCACCGGTAGCCAATTTCACACGCGTCAATCCTGTGCCTCTTACGTCCAGTTTTTTCAGCCGCCCCTGCCAGCTCAGGTCCAAGGTGGCCACATTGCCATTGTCCCCATTTCTTGCCAACAGGTTGTTGCGCATGTTTACTTCTTCCAGCAGCAACATGCCGTGGGTCGAGGCCATAAACGACCCGTTCCGATAACCGCTGGCTGTCCCCACACTCATGTCCAGTTTCACTAGGCTAGTCAGCAGACCAAAGTTAAAACCAATTGCAAAGGCATCCTCATGCCACACCAGTTCCTTTATTTTAGCCGCTCCAACAATCTTCAACGGGTCGTTCTCGCCAAAAGCACGAGTCAACTGCAAGGAATGAAGTACATCTGCATCCACCACACCACCGTCAGCCTGCACCCCGTTACTGGTTGAGAGCTGAACCCGATACGGAATGGTCAGCCGGTACTGCATCGGCTGCAACTTATACGCTTTGTCAAGCGAAACCGTACTCTGGTAGAACTGGGCTCCCAGCGTAGATACATAGCCGTACTCCACCTGCTTCAGGTCGTACCGGCGCTGTATGAAGTAGTTCCGGTGCGCTTTTAATGAACCCTTTAGGCCATAAATCTGCGGATACGTCTGTTTGGCACCGTCCGCACCCACCGGCATTTCATTCAGAAATGGATAGATATATTTGAAGAGGCCGGACTTGTTATACAGACGACTGCACCACCTCTTCATCTGTTCGGTGTCAAAATGGTCAACGGCCTTCTGGATGCTGAAGGCACTCATAAAGCTCGTACCACCGTTCACGCCCTTGGTCATCACTTTCTCAAGCAGATTGCCCATATTGCCCAATACCAGATTCCACAGCCAGCTGTTATGCCCCTGCATCACGTAGGCACCGTCACGCTTCGTCTGTCGGTTGTCGTCATACTTTCCGGTCAGAAACGATTTGTTGTCCGAGCCCAGTTGGCAGTCACCGTCGTAATACGTTATCCACCACATTACACCGTCCCACGTCCTTAACAGCATATTTTTCGCCAGCTGGTCCACTCCCAGGTTAAACTGTACATACAGGTAGTAGGCTGCCAGGTTGGGCAAATTGAAATATTTCCCGGCTTCCTTTTTGAAGGTCGGACTCACCCATTTCGCTGTCGGAAACTTATTGCCGTCATCCTCATAATCCACCCCGTCAAAAGTATGCGACACCTTGTTATAAGTCAGAGTTCTTCCCGCAGGCGTTTCCTTTACACAGTGGTACAGAAAGCTCATCATGCGGTCCAGTGCCTTGTACATCTTGTCATATTTATCATCGGTCCCCAAGTGCTCCTTTAAGTTCGGCTCTCCTGCGGCATCGCCTCCGCCGTCGTTCCAGAACACGTCTTTCGGATGGTTGAATTCAAATCCTCCGTCAAAGTTAAAATCCATGAAGTCCGTATGGTCCGGAGCCGTTGACGGCAACCAGCGGAACAGACACAGATCATTCGAGTTGTTCAGCGTCTCGATGCAGATGGGCAAGTATTCTTTCGGCTGGTTTCCGTTAGCCTGCAGATAGTTCAACGTATCACCGGTTCCCCACTGTTCCGCCCCGATGGTCTTGTCCTGTCCGAATATCGGGTAACTGTCGCTCTTCTCGTTGTTCATATTATACTGGCCATAATACGTCAAATCCTCATCCACACTCCTTGCCACAAACAGATCGCAGGGCAAGCCGTCAATCGCAGAGCGTATATCCTTTCCGCAAGTACTTCTATGGTCAGCCGCATACTGCTGGGCTGGAGTCAGGATACCCATCTCCTTCATGCCATCGTTGATAAACTTGGCTCCACCCGTGTTCGTGGTCATGGATGAATCCGAAAAATCACACTTTGCACAAGCCAATTTCGCACCCACCGAGTTGTCCCGCAGCCTAAACAGATTCTTCTTGCCCTCCGTAGACGTCGGATTGCTCTGCTGTCCGTTGCCGTCTATCTCACCGTAGCTCATCCGTGCCGTGTAACCACTGGCCGTTTTTTGGAAGTAGAAGCGCAGGTTCTTGCGGGCATAGTTCACCGAACTGGTGCCCTGAATACGCAAATATATGTCACGGGCAATCCAGTCCAGTGCCCGATTTTCTCCGTTGTAGAATCTCACTTCCCGGCATAGCTTGTTGGCCTTCTTGTTATTCAGCTGGGCCAGCGCATCCATCACGTTCAGCGTATCGCTCACGCTGGGAACCTCACTGCCCACACTGCCCGTACCTATCAATACTAGAATTGAGTTTCGGCGCTTTTTCATCAGCCCCATCAGTTTCTTCATGCTCACCCTGTCTCCCTCGTTCAGTACACGGTTGTCCTCATCCAACGAACGTACACCCGGCTCTCCGTTGACATCTTCCAGGTGATTACGATCCACGATATAGTTATTCAGCACTTCATCCGAGGTCAGTGCCTTGTTATAGATACGTACACTTTTCACATTCAAGTCTGCGCCCACCGACTTGAACTCCAGTTGGCTCTGGATATTAAAGTTTACCTTATCCAGCCACTTCGAAGCCGCAGACTCCTCCCCGTTCACATAGAAACCAATCAACGTACG